TTCATTTTGCTTCCTTTAGATACTCAGACAGTTTCTTCCATGTATTAAGACTGATTTGCTCATTGCCATCGGCCACACCTTTTACAGTTGGATGTGACAGACCAGACTTCTCTGCGACGACAGTCAGACGCCTGTCTTGTAAGGCATTTCGGATGTCATCTAGTGGCATTAGGTTTGTCATAATTTATTGCTCCTCACTTACTGAATTTTTATTTTTTACAAATTCTTCTTTACAGGGTGAAATAATTTCTGTAAACCGATTTTTGTAGAGAGAGAAAAGAAAGGAAATTGCCATGAGCAATATTGACGGTTTAGCCGCTGAATGGTTGGCTATCAAGGCGCAAGAAAAAGAAGTGATCGCGAAGCGCCACGCGATTGAAGAGCAGCTAGTCAAAGCTTTAGAAGCGAAAGACGAAGGCTCGATTTCCCACAAGCTCGAAAGCCACAAGGTGACGCTGACACAGCCAGTTTCACGCAAGGTTGATCCATTGATGTGGGACAAGGTCAAAGACAAAATCCCAGAGCATATGCATCCAGTAAAGACAACTGTGTCTGCTGATGCAGTGGGCTGTCGTTACTTGGCTGAAAAAGAACCAGTGTTATGGCGCAAAGTCGCCAAGGCATTTGAAAGTAAACAAGGCAAAATTGGCGTGAAAGTAGAGGTTTTACAAGATGCGAAACCTTACTCAGAAACCATTCAAAAAATAATAAATGAGTGCGACGAGCTACTTACGAAAGGAGCAAAATAAATGGCCATTGATTTAAAACAACTATCGAAACCAACAGGACAGCGACCTATCATCGCGACCCTGTTTGGTGAAGGCGGCATGGGCAAGACAACTCTTGCCGCCATGTTTCCAAAGCCAGTCTTCATACGGACTGAGGATGGGACAGCAAGCTTGCAGGGTAACGAGGATGTGAGCTTGTTTGATCTTGCGCAGAGCAGTCAGGATGTTCTGGATGCGATTGAGGCATTGGCCACGCAAGAGCATGACTTTAAGACTGTGGTGATCGACAGCATCACGCAGTTGGCAACATTGATCGAAAGCGAGATTGTCGCGGCAGATCCAAAGGCAAAGTCCATCAACCAAGCTGGGGGTGGATATGGTGCAGGGTACGCGACAGCGGCAGAGAAGCACCGCCAGATCCGTGAGTGGGCTGGGTCACTGGCCTACCAGACTGGCATGAATGTGGTGTTCATTGGCCACGCAGATACAGAGACAATGGATCTGCCAGACATGGACCCATATGCGCGGTACACTGTGCGGATGCACAAGCGTAGCATTCCGCATTACACGGACAACGTGGACTTGGTTGGGCTGATCCGACTGAAGACATTTGTCAAAGGAGAGGGCGACAAGAAACGCGCCATCTCAACTGGGGAGCGCGAGATCCTGTGCTTTCCACAGGCGTCAAGCGTCACCAAAAATCGTTTCAACATCGACGAGCCGCTGCCTTTCACGTTTGAAGGCGGCAACCCATTCGCAAACTTTGTAGCTAAGTAAAGGAGATTAACATGGACTTGAATGGATTTAACGCACTGGAAGTAGAGCCACAGACATCAATGGAGCCGCTCCCTGCTGGGTGGTACAAATGTGTGATTTCTGAGACTGAAGAGAAGCCGACCAAGGCTGGGACTGGATCTTACCTTCAGCTTCAGTTGGATGTGATCGAAGGCCAGTATCAGGGTCGCAAGGCGTTTGATCGTCTGAACCTGAAGAACCCAAACCAGACTGCCGTTGAGATTGCGCAGCGTACACTGTCGAGCATTTGCCGCGCGGTAAACGTGCCTAACCCACGCGACAGCTACGAGCTGTGCGACAAGCCACTGATGGTTAAAGTCGCGGTACGCCCAGCGGATGGCCAGTACGATGCGTCAAACGACATCAAGGGGTACGCAGCCTGTGATGCACAGGTAGCAGCACCAGCAGCCGCTGCCACAGCGTCTGTGAACGGAGCAGCAACGCCACCTTGGAAGCGCTGACTTCTGGTCTGTGATGGGGCGCGTGTCGCCCCATTTTATGAACAGAAGGAGAAAGATATGACAGTGCAGAAAATGAGCTTGAAGAAATACTTCGACTACAAAAAGACGCCCAAGGATTTTGAAAAGCCATCGGAAGAGGTGATGGAAATTTTTGATAGGGTCGCTGTGAAGTATGGCTACAAGGAGTTCAAGAAGGATGATTGAGTATATCGCAGTTCACACAGGTGTCGTCATCGTCTTGGCCTTACTTGGAGTTATCTAATGAAACTTGAGCAGTACATGACCCCAAAGACAATTGAGGCGATCTACCAGCATTACAAAGACAAGCGCAAGAATGAGCATCGCCCACACCTTGGTGGATCTCAGATTGGCAACGAGTGTGACCGTGCATTGTGGTATCAGTTTCGCCACGCATGGTCGCCCAACTTTGATGGCCGCTTGCTTCGCCTGTTCGAGACTGGTGATCGCGAAGAAGATCGCATTGTCTCCAACCTACGCGCGGTGGGTGTGACGGTCTGGGAGAGAGATCCAGAGACAGGCAAACAGGTTAGGTTCGAGGCTTGCGGTGGTCACTTTGCATTGTCCCTTGATGGGGTGGGTGAGGGTTTCGCTGAGAGCAGCAAGCCACATACGCTTGAGTTCAAAACCATGAACGACAAAAACTTCAAGGCCACCAAGAACATGGGGGTCGAGAAGACCAAGCCGATCTACTGGGCGCAGTGTCAGGTTGGTATGCTGCTGTCTGGTTTGGACCGCTGCTTCTTCTTTGCTGTGAATAAGAACACGGACGAAATGTATGGTGAGCGGATCAAGCTGAATAAGCGCGAGGCTGAAGCTTTGATTGATCGCGCGGAGCGGATTGTGTTTGCGCAGCAGCCGCCAAGCAGATTGACTGAGGATGCAAGCGATTGGCGCTGCAAGTTTTGCCCATACTTCGCTGTGTGTCAGGGGTGCAAGATCCCAGAGGTTAACTGTCGGACGTGCTGCCATTCAACGCCAGAGCAAGATGGGACGTGGAGCTGCGCGAGGGGCCACAAGATGGAGCCGTGCGAAGAGCATTTGTACATCCCAATGATGATGCCCAAGGACATTGAGATGACCGACGCAGCAGATGACTGGGTTGAATATACGGACTTGGATAGTGGTGAGATTTTCCGCAACAATGGAAACAGCCACGAAATATTTAAGATGAGGATGCAAGATGGGGATGCGTGAAGAGTTACTTCGAGATGCCTTGGAACAGTTTATCGACAGACTGCCTGATGAAATCACCAAGGCTGAAACTGCTTGGATCATATTCAACGTCGTTGGGTCACGCGACCTACTTGAAGAGTGGGGGTCGATTAGTCGGCTGACCACTGCGAACATTGCAGAGTATTTTTTGCATCAGTCTTTTGGCCCAGAGTTTGAGGCAGCAATGCAGACTGAAGAGTTTCTGCAAAAGATAATGAAGGAGCATAAATCAAAATGACCTTTGAACTGAGAGATTACCAGAAAGATGCAATCGATGGATTGTACAGCTACTGGGCAAACAAGATGGGTGACAACCCACTGATCGTCGCGCCGACTGGGGCTGGTAAGACAGCTATCATTGCGCAGATGATAAAGGATGCCATGAGCTTTCCCAACACTAGGGTGCTGGTTCTAGCGCATGTTAAGGAGCTACTGGAGCAAGGGGCGTCAGGTTTACAGAAGCTGTACCCAGAAGCTGAAGTTGGCTTCTACAGTGCGTCTTTAAAACAAAAGGATTTAACCAAGCCAATTACATTTGCTGGCATCCAGAGTATATACAGACGTGCATACGACATGGTTCCAGCGCCAGACTTGGTGATCATCGACGAGGCACACATGCTGCCACCTAGCACGACCACACGCTATGGTAGGTTTATCGATGACCTGAAGCAGTGCAACCCAGACGTTAAGATTGTTGGCCTGACAGCTACGCCCTATCGATTGGGGTCAGGGTATTTGCACAAGGGTAAGGGTGCGATCTTTGATGGCATTGCCTACGACATTCCTGTTACGATGCTGATGGATCAGGGGTATCTGTCGCCTGTCATCAGTAAGGGTGGCTTGCAGCAGATCGACCTGACCAACGTGAAGAAGCGAGGTGGTGAGTTTGTCGAGAGCGATTTGGCTGTTGCTGCATCTGATCCTGAACTGGTGCGCAAGACTGTTGAAGAAATTGTTGAGCTTGGAGCCGACCGCAAAAGCTGGTTGATTTTTGCCAGTGGCGTTAACCATGCGCATATGCTGCAAGATGCGTTCTTCGAAAATTTGGTTTATTCTGAAGTGTTGACTGGTGAAGACAACCAAAAGGATCGCGCAGCAAAGATCGAAAGATTTAAGAACGGTGACACACGTTGCCTGATTAACGTGAACGTGCTGACGACAGGGTTTGACGCGCCTAACGTGGATCTGATTGGTTTGGTTCGAGCGACAGCATCCACTGGCCTCTACGTCCAGATCATTGGCCGTGGGACACGTCTGTTCGAAGGTAAGGAAAACTGTCTGGTTTTGGACTACGGCCAGAACGTCGAGCGCCACGGATTTATCGATCAAGTGAAGCCATCGAAGAGCGGTGGGGGTGGTGACGATGAAGCACCAGTTAAGCAATGCCCAAGCTGCCAGACGTATCTGGCGATTGCTGTGTCGCTGTGTCCATCCTGTGGGCATGAGTTCCCACCACCCACACTGAACCACTCAAGCGAAAGTTACGATGGCGCGATGATCTCGACACAGGCGCAGATGCCAGAGTGGTTTAAGGTTACGGATGTCACCTATCGTCGCTGGCGCAAGGCTGGCAAGCCCGACAGCATCCGCGTGGATTACAGCTATGGGTTTTTCAAGACTGTGTCAGAGTGGCTGTGTCCAGAGCATGGTGGGTACGCCACGACGAAGTACATGCAGCGCAAGGTTCATCTTGGCGCGACGGCCAACACAACAGATGAGGCGATGGAAGAGTGTCAGTTTTGGCACACGCCCACACGCATACAGGTAAAACCAGACGGTAAGTACGACAGGATTGTGAGGTATGATTATGAGGAACCCGAAGAGGAAGAGGACAACGTCATCGACCTACTTGATTACAAAAACGCAACCATCTGAGCATGACGAACAGGTTGGCTTTGTTAATTGGTTTCGTGCGAAGTATCCCAAGGTTTTGATCTTTGCCATTCCGAATGGGGGCAAGAGATCCGTGGGAGCTGGTCGAAAGCTGAAGGCTGAAGGCGTTGTTGCTGGCATCCCTGATTTGTTTATCCCAGCGTGGGATGTCTGGGTTGAGATGAAACGCAGCAAAGCTGGGCGACTTTCCCCCGATCAAAAGAAGATCATCGAATACCTAGAGAACGAGGGATACAAGGTGATCGTGGGTAAGGGTGCGACAGATGCGTCACGCCAGATCATGGAGCTGGGGGGCCATTGGAAAGAAAATTGGAAAACTTCAGAGTGATCAAAATCCAGAAAGAGTTTTGCTTCGACTTGATCGAACAGTCTCATTATCTGAAACGACTGCCCAGCATCATGTATGCCTTTGGCCTGTACAATGGGAATGATTTGGTTGGGGTATGCACATTCAGCACACCGCCAAGTCTGAACCTGTGCATTGGGGTCTGTGGCAAAGAGTTCAAGGATGAAGTCTTGGAACTGAACAGGCTGTTCTTGGTGAAGAACGAGAAAAACCTAGCGTCGTTCTTTGTGTCACGCGCACTAAAGATGCTGCCCAAGCCCAGCATCGTTGTGTCCTACGCTGACAAAAATAGCGGCCACTGTGGTTATGTATATCAGGCGACCAACTTCATCTACACTGGCCTATCTGAGAAGCGCACCAACCTGAAGACGGACACTGGCTTGCACAGTCGGACAGACTGGAAGCCCAAGAAGGAAGGCGAGGTCAGGGAGTATGTCGAGCGGCCACGCAAGCATCGGTACATCTACTTCACTGGCAGCAAGGCAGAGCGCAAGCTGAGAAGGCAGAAACTAAACTACAAAGTTTTAGACTATCCCAAAACTGAGAATGAGAATTATGATGTGGATTATATCCCATCGTTACAACCGCTGTTAATTTGAGGAGAGCAGAATGGAATGGCCATACCACTGGAGCGTCAGGGATGACGGCTTACACATTTACGAGAACGGCCAACGGATAGCGAAGATCCCGACCACACACTTCGCACATCTGGTGGCAGAGCTTGCGGAGCATGTCCGTTGGCAAGAAACAAGAAAGGGAGAAAATGGAAGTCTGGACGGCACTAATAATTAGCTACGCGATACAGGGAATGGGCTACGAGTCCGTCGTGTGGTTTGAAACAAGCAAGCATTGCGAACAGGCGCTTCGATCAGGATTGTATGAGGTCATCTATGATCACTACGAAGATACAGCAATGGGATGCCATAAAACTGAATCACTGTCTAAATCAATCAAACCAAAATTGAGGCCCAACAATGGAGAACAAAACTCATAACCAGAAAGAGCTTACGATGTTTCAGAAGACCCACGTCAAGTGGCTGAAGCAACAGGTGCGAAACCTTCAGGATGAAAAGCGCGGTTTAAATCCGCGACCTCGCATTGACCAAGAAATATTCGCTGCTGACATGGAGCTGACCGACTACCAGAAGAAGCTTCGACAAAACGGATACAAGGCGTAACTATCTGTTTTTGCACGATATAAAAAAAGTTTTCTTTCTGCCCTTGTAAATTCTTTTGGGGTTCCCATATGTATTGTGTAAGGGAAGAAACTTTAAGAAAGGTAGAAAGAAAATGACCAAGATCGTACAAAAAGAAAAAGCAGTTTATGTAAACAATCGCCTAGCTGACTATGGTGCAATTGACCACATCCATCAAGAACGCGCTGGTGTGTGGATGGGCTACACTAGCTGGTGTGGTGAGCGTTATGGCTTTACATTAGTAGGTGGCCAAGCTTCAGGTGGCGCATCAAACGAATGGTATTTGACATTCCCACTTTTGTTTGGTGATCAGCCAGTTCGTTACAACAGCGCAAAAGCTGCAATCGAAGCAATCTCAAAAGGTTAATAAGAAAGGAAGAAAGAAAATGAACGTATGTAAAAAACACATCGCTGAACGCATCAACGAAATCGAAGCAATCTTTGCAGAATATCCAGAAGGCCGCATTGAACAATCACGCGCTGATTGGGAAACATGGAAGAACATGATGGACGACCTTTCCAATCTTTCAAAAGATGACATCGAACGCTTCAAAGCATTGGACACTGAACCTGTTCGTTTGGAAGGCGAATTGACTGAGTTCAAAAAAACTATGGGTCAACAACTTATGAAAGTGGAAACACGTTATGTTGTTACCAATGAAGAATTGATCAATCCAGCAGGGTTCCACCCAGATGACCGCGTGTTTGTCCAAACGCAAATTGCAATTCACACAAACGATCCAAAACGTGTGCCGCGATCAAACCAAACACTATACATCTACGATTTAGAAAAAGCGTAAACAACAAGGGGCTTCGGCCCCCACCCATCAGAGAAAGGAAGAAAGATATGAGAAGTCACAGCCAAACACTTACACTAGAGCATCGCGGATGCGAGTTCGAGATCCGCATCGACTACGATTATGCGAAGGGTGGGTCTAACAGCCACGGCTCAGACGAGCCAGCATGGGAAGAGGCCACCTTCGACGTGGGCGACTTCTACAGCGAGGAGAAGCGCACCAAAGGCAACCCACTGTCTAAGCGCCTTCAGAAAGAAATCTTGTCCAAGGAGAACGAGTATCAGCTTGGCGAATACTTGTTGTTTTATCATGTGGGGTAATACGCTGCTCGAATACATACTGGCGATGCATGGGGTGGATTTGGTCTGGAAACCAGAAAAACCAGACGAAGAACCACCCTTCTAAGTAATTAAAAACAAACAAAATAAAAAAAGTTTTCTTTTGCCCCTTGTAAAATGTAGGGGGCATCCCCATATCTATTGTGTAAGGGAAAGAGTTTTAAGAAAGGTAGAAAGAATGACACTATACATCGAACAGCACAAAGCAGCGTTTGCCAAAGCAATTGCCAACCCAGAGAACATCAACGAGGATGGCAGCATCAACTGGAACTTTGTCGATAGTGACATCTGGTTGGACAGCGATGAGCAAGGTTGGGAGCCATCCAGCGATTACATCGATCAAATGTTCAACGAATATCAAGCACAATAAGAAAGGAAGAAAGCATGAAAAACCTAACCATCAAATCAGTCAACCACCAGCGCGGTGACACCAACCGCTACTGTGGTCCAGCAGTCATCAGCGCCATCACTGGGATGGCCACTGGTGAGGCAGCACGATTGATCCGTCACGTTGGTGGCCGCAAGGCCATCAGAGGATCTTCAGTTCGCGAAGTCACAGACGCACTGGCGATGTGTGGCATCAAGAGCGAGTATCAGTCATTCGGCATGAAACTGAGCCGCTCCACTGGTCCGACACTGGCTGCTTGGCTGAAGGCCACAGTCAAAGAGCGCACTGCTAATCGCGTGTTCTTGATCGTCGCTGGGCATCACTGGCAGTTGGTCCAAGGTCGTCGCATCGTCTGTGGCATTCTTGGCAGTCCAACGTCTGTCCGTGACAAGCGCGTCAAGCGCAGAGCGCGTGTGGCAAACGTCTACGAGCTTCACTCCACTGGGGCCATCACAACGCCACCAGAGGCCAAGAAAGCCAAGAGCGTTGATGCTAACCGCAACTATCGTTCCAAGGCTCAGAGCCTCGCTAAGAAGCTGGGCATCACGATTGAGATCGAACGCTTCTATGAGTTCGATGGGTCGCGCTGCTATCAATACTGGATTCAGTATGACGGTGACTTCGACTACTCTGACAACGGCATCATCGACGGCCACTGCTCATACGACTGGCAAGAGGTGTTCTGGAAGCTCGAAGAAATCGAGAAGCACCAAAAAGAACAAGCAGCGTAACGCGCTGCTTTTAAACAAAATATAAAAACTTTTCTCTGAACCCTTGTATATAATGCGAGGGTTCTTATATGTATTATGTAAGAGAAAGGAAGAAAGACATGGCATACAATCCAACACACGAACATGAGCATAAGTACCACCCAGCTATTGAGGCTCGTAAGATGGCCAATGCTGCGACCACCAAACGTCGCAACTGGGTTGCAGAAGATGATCGCGCACAAGAGATCATCGACTTCTTAGAGGGTTACCCAGCAGAGCAAGATGCTGGTTTCTTCAGCGCGGTTCAATACGGCATCCAAAACTTTGGCAAGCCAACTGACAACATGCGCAACAAGATGGTCGAGATCCTAGACCAACGCAAAGCACAAGCTGCTGAGTGGGCTGCTCAAGATGCCAAGTCTTCTTGGATTGGTAAGATTGGTTTACGCGGTGGATTCAAAGTCACAGTCAAGCACGTTGTTGAGCTTGAAGGCATGTACGGTTTCTCGTACATCAACATCTGCCGTGACGCTGATGGCAACGTCGTCATCTACAAAGGCACACAAAACTGGGGCAAAGGTACTGAGGTTGCTTGCACGGCAACAGTCAAAGACCATGCTGTTCGCGGTGGCGTCAAGCAGACCATCATCCAACGCCCTAGCAAAGTTACATTAGATGGTGAGGCATACTGATGTCAGTAGAAAACCTACGCATCGCATTGCGCGATAACATGGACATGACAGTGTACAAGGTGGACGGCAAGCATGGGATGCCCAACGTCCACTACATTGGCGAAGGCAAGTATCCAACTGGTTGGATGCTGCTTTTGCATATCGATGAAATGGGCAAGCGCGTGTCCACTGGGCTGAAGCGAGAGCATGTCAACTGGATGTCAGACTACATCAAGAGTGGGGGCAACGCTTGGGTGATGGTCCGTGTTGGTCGCGAACTGAACTGCCTGTTCTGGGGGGCAGAGGCTGTGCTAAACACGCTATTTGATCGACCCAGTCCAAAAGACTTTGTCGAGCTTGCGGCATACCACAAGCGCGGCAACATGAAGTATTACGACTGGCATGAGATGCAAGACGTGATCATGAACTAGCGCGTGGCGTTTAGAACCTTCTGTGCTGCATCTTCATTCAAAGCGTCGAGGATGCTGCGCAGTGACTGTGACTCTGCTTCTTCTTCAGTTGGCGCTGCCTCAGTGGGTGCGACATCCTGTGCCATCACGACATTCTCTTGTTCGATGTTCGCTTGAGTTCGCATCGCGTCAATCGCACGTTTGATCAGTTCAGCTTCCTCTGGAGAGCCAGACTTAGTCTGTGGGATTTTCATCAGCACGTTGCGCACTGGGGCGCTTTCGAAGATACGACCAACACCCCCAATGCCGACAGCGGCCACAAGGCCACCACCGACACCGCCAAATGTCTGTGTAAGGAGTCCAGACACGATTGG